GTTGGTAAAATTCCAAGCATCGGTGAGCAAGGTAGCAAAGGAGTCCAACAACCCTTTCTTCAAGTCAAAGTATGCGTCATTGGCAAACATCTTGTCAACCATCCAAAAGCCATTGAGCGAATGTGGTTTGGCAATCAGTCAGTTTCCCGATGGTGACGCACTCACAACCATCATCGTTCACTCCGAATCAGGTGAGTGGATGGAGTCATCCTACACGATGCCTGTGGCAAAGCAGAACGATCCACAAGCGATGGGTTCTGCAATTACTTACGCTCGGAGGTATGCACTCGGTTCTATCTTGAACCTGAACATTGACGATGACGATGACGGTGAGAAGGCAATGGGTAGAACATCTGCACCAAAGAAAGAAGAACTCACTCCCAAGCATCCTAATTGGGCAAAAGCAATGGAGCATCTCAAGACCGGTGGACTGATGACCGACATCACAAACAAGTACGATGTCTCTCCAGTCAACCAAAAACTATTAATTGGCGAGAAATGAAACATCAACTTCCAACTATTCACTCTTCTTTGACGGAGGAGGATTGGCAAGATTTGAGAAGGTCACGCTTCACCGCTTCCGAAATCCACAAGCTGATGGGAACTCCGAAAAACAAATCGGAGTACCTGTCGGAAACTGCAAAGTCCTTTGTGTTTGAGAAAGCAGCGGAGTATCTCACAGGCAACCGCACGGAGATTTATGGTCGTGCTTTGGATTGGGGCAAGGAACACGAGAAAGAAGCGTTCCACTACTTCCAGCAACAAACCGATGACTTCTATACCTACTACGGAGCAGAGACCTACACCTTCATCACCTATGGACTTTGGGGTGGTTACTCTCCCGATGCACTTGGTGACAAGCTCATTGAAATCAAATGTCCTTTTAATTCAGGCAACCACTTGCAAAACTTCTTCATCAAAAACAACGAGCAACTCAAGAGCAAACGGACGGAGTATTATTGGCAGATGCAGATGGGAATGATTGCAACCGGGTTGACCGAAGGGATTTTCGTTTCCTACGATCCACGAATGCCTGAAGGCAAGAAGGTCACAGGAACGCTCATCACTTTGGACGAGGACTCGCAAGAAATCATTGACGAGAAATTGACATACGCTGGAGAACTATTTTTGTCAATCACAAAATAAATCGGTCATTCACAAAAAGATTTTGAAAATAAATTTGCATAAGTGAAAAAAAGGTTGTTAGTTTGAATCACTATGAAAGACAAAGCAATCATCAACCGCAACGAAACCTTCGGAACATTGAACGGAGTAATCACCAAAAATTCAGAAATTATGTCACTTGTAAACAAGCACATCAAACAAGGCACAGCCAAGAAGTTGGTTGACACGGATGACACCTTGATGTATGAATTGGGAGAGCAATCTCCCATTCATCCAACAATCTTGGAAGCATTGAAACCTTTTGGCATCAAATAACACTATGGCACTTGACATCATCTACCCAATCATCTTGACTCCCATCGCATTTGCGGTGGGCTACGGAATCCACGCATTCCGCAAGTCAATGAAGCAAGAACTTCCCGAAGCCAAACCATATGAGTTTGAGAGGGACGAGTACAATCCTGACTTTGACCAATTCAGTCAGGCAATTTTCAACCACAAATTCTACAAAGGAAAAGCAAAATGATAACAACAATACTATTTGGATTGACATTCGTCCTATTGGTGTACAAGGTGTATGCTGATGAAAAGAAGTCACAAAGTTACTTGGAAGAAATCTACCGTCTACATCGGATCAACACCGAACTGGAAGGGGAACTTTGGCAGAATCGCATTGACTTGCAAACTGCCACTAACCAATTGAACTTGGCAAAAATGAGTCACGAGAAAACCAAGCAAGAGCTTGAGGACAAGGCGAGGACTTGGGAGAACCAATATAACGCAATCAAGAATGAAAGCGGTCGTAATTAAAGCCACAATCAACTTCATCACCAAGTGGCGTGTGTACTTCGCTGGAGAACTACTCGCCACCTTTGAAACGGAAAAAGATGCACGAGATTACGCAGAATTTATAGACCGACAATGACAAACAATAAACAACAGACGGCAGTAGAGTGGTTTGCTAATGAATCTTGTCAACTTAAAGTCCAATTAGATAATCAAGAAATAAGCGTAGATGAATACGCAGTTGCCTATGTTATATTGCTTTACAAAGCAAAAGAAATGGAAAAGGAAAGAATGATTAAATTTTGCATTGATTGGTTTATTTCAAGAGAAATGAATATCAAGGAATACTACGAACAAACCTACGGAGAAGGTGAGCAATGAATGACAAAATAAAACACTTACTCGATACGGCAGAGAAATCGGATGCAATAGCAAGAAACAAATGGCGCATTGAAAATCGTGAACAATTAAGAAAAGAAAGAAAACAAAAACTAAAAGAACTTATGGAAAAAGATAAAAAACAAATGGAAAGAGATAAAAAACAAAAGGCAATAAACGCTTTAATTATTTTGATAGGAATTTTAGCCCTTACAATAGCCATGCATAAGAGTATACATATTTTTCTTGGGCTAATAATTCTTCTTCTTTTGGTATTTGCTTATTGCGGTATTTATGTAATGCTAAGTCGAAACACAACTAACAAATCAATAAAGTAGAAATGAAAAAACTATTAATAGCAACATTACTTATCGGAATGGTAAGTAGTTGCGAGGAACCAACAACCACAACAAAATCAACTCAACACACAGTCAAAATCGGAGTAGATGTCAAAGAATTAAAAGTTGTTGAAATTGAAGGATGTGAGTATTTTCTTGGCACTTTTGACCGAAGTGCAATGTTCACCCACAAAGGAAACTGTAAGAACCCTATACACAAAGGAGGGAACAATGAGTAACTATAAAAATCTATCGCTAATTGATGCACTTTGCATTGTGAAAACAGGATGGCGAACAGAACAAGAAAAAGAATTATTAGACAATGCGTATTTAGTAATCAAAAAACATTCAGAAATACTGCATCTTGAGTATCAAAAACAATGCATAGAAGAAAAACTAACTGAAATCAAAGGAGGTAACAAATGAGCAACAATAAACAAATCATGAAACTATACACAGAAGAAGAAATTTTAAGTTTGTTAAAAATACATTTAGCAGACGAAGATCAAGCCGATTCATTTGTATCACTTTTAACCCCTATTGAACTACTAAGTGATGAGGAGATAGAAAAATGGGCTGAAATGCAATCTTTGTGTGAACCAACAGGTGCAGAAAAATTTGGTAGAATTTATGGTGCAAAATGGATGCGTGACTTAGTACAAGGAGGTAGCAAATGAGCAACAATAAACAACAAGATAAGTTTAAATATCAATACGGGTTTATGACTTTAAGTAGACCAGAATTAAGCAAAAAACTAAACGAATTAGGTTCTGAGGGTTGGGATATTATATCTACACCTAGAGAACTTTTTGAAACTGATCAGCTTGATAGTGAAGGTAGTGTTAGAATGAGGTGGGAAATCTTTATGAAGCAGAAAATATTCGGAGGTAACAATGACTAAACAAAGCACCTACAACCTGATGTGGGCAATCGCCCTCCTTCGTGAGGACTATCACCATTGCTGGAGATTAATCGCAGAGCGTATGGGGTGCAGTGAGTGGAAAGCCAGGTATCTTTATTCACGGATCAAAAAAGATTTTAAGTTGAAACAATCAAACTAAATCGCTATCTTCGTATAGTTGATTGACAAATGCGGGTTTGTCCAAAATCAAAAGACCTTACCCTCGTGGTAGATGTGTTCCCGCAGACCATCTATTCCGAGGGTTTTTTAATGCGGAAAAATGAACACACAAGAAATTTGGAAACCTGTTGCGGAATGCAATGGGGAGTATTATGTCTCCAGTTGGGGACGGGTTAAGAGCTACAAATGTGGCAATGAACGAATTATGAAACCCTATACAACTGCTATGGGGTATTTAAGAATTGGAATTTTGGTAAATGACAAACAAAAAATGCACAAGATTCACCGCTTAGTCGCAACTGCATTTATTGAAAACATTGACAACAAACCTGAAGTAAACCATAAAGATGCAAACAAGACAAATAATCACATTGACAACCTTGAATGGGTAACACGAAAGGAAAATATACAGCATGGATGGGATAATGGGTTATTTGAAACAACGAGATTGGCATTACTTGAGAGCCTATCAAAGCCAGTAGTAGACATTGAAACTGGCAAGAAATATGATTCTTTAACACGGGCTTGTATTGATATTAACGAACCATATAGTCGTCACAAATCAAGAATATTCAGAAAATCACAAAATCAACGATTTTTTTACCTATGAGCAAAGATCCAGCGTTCCTGTTTTATTCTTCGGACTTTTTGACCGGCACATTGTTGATGTCAATGGAGCAGAAAGGCAAGTTTATCACCTTGCTTTGCATCCAACATCAAAAAGGTCATTTATCCGAAAAAGATATGTTGCACATATGTGGTTCATATGACGAAGATGTATTTACCAAATTTCAAAAAGATGAACAAGGCAAGTTCTATAACATCAGGTTGGAAGAGGAGGTAGGTAAGCGTAAAGCGTACTCCGAATCAAGAAGGAATAATCGTAAGAAGAAAGAAGATATGAATAACACATCTTTATCATATGTTCAACATATGGAAAATGAAAATGAAAATGAAAATTTAATTGAAAAAAAGAAGGTAGCACGATTCCAAAAACCCACTATTGAACAACTCAAAGAGTATATGAGCGAACAAGGGATGAACGACATCGCAGAGAACTGGTTAAACCATTACGAAGCAAATGGATGGATGGTAGGCAAAGTCAAGATGAAGGATTGGAAAGCATCAGTCAGGACTTGGAAGATTAATCAAAAAAATAATTCAGCAACTCCACAAGTTGTTCACAAAAAAGTATTTAATTTGTCGGACTATGAATGAACTTGAAGATTACATACTCGGACAACTTTTGTTCTACGAGCAGACAAGAGCTTTGCTTCCAAGAATCAAACACCAATGGTTTGAACAACCCCTTCACCGTGAGGTCATCCAGCGGATGTCGGTTGCTTACTACGGAAACGAGGTAATTGATTATATGTCCTTGACCAAAGGGATGAACCACGATGATAGAATGAGAGTGATTTACATTGGGCAGAATGTCAGCAATGTAGCAAATGTGAGCAGTTATATTCCAAAGTTGGAAGCCAAGTACCTTCACAAGGAGTTTGTTGCTCAAATCTCTTCTATTGACTTGACAATTGATTTGAAAGAGTTGCTCACAAAAACTCAAAGCATCATTGACAACACCAAATTCACAACAATCAACGATCCTGTGAGCATCCACAAGTTGAGCGGTGAAGCCGTTGACAACATTACCCAAGCAATTGAGCGAGGCGATAGAATAACAGGTAAGCGAAGCGGATGGATTTCAATTGATAGAATCTTGGGAGGTTGGAACGCTGGTGATTTGGTGGTGATGGCTGCTCGTCCCGGTCAAGGAAAGACGGCACTTGCTTTGTCCTTGATGTATGAGTTTGGGAAGTTGGAAGGGAAGGGTTTGTTTGTGAGTTTGGAGATGTCATCCGAGCAACTTGCAAAGCGATATTTATCACTCCTTGTAGACATACCTAATTGGAAGATACGCAACGCCAACCTGAAGGAGGTGGAGGTCATAACCCTTTGTGACAAGGTAAACAATTCAAAGGTTGAGTTCTTTGTTGATGACGATCCGAACTGCACGATTCAGCAAATCAAATCCAAAGCAAAGATTCACAAAGCAAAGCACGGACTTGAGCTTCTCGTGATTGACTACATCCAGTTAATCAAAGGGACAAAGCAAAACCGAGAGCAAGAGATTGCAGAGATTTCACGCAACTTGAAATTGTTGGCAAAGGAGTTGCAAATCACCGTCATCGTTCTTGCCCAATTATCTCGCAAATGTGAGGAGAGAGCAGACAAGAGACCGATGTTGAGTGACATCAGGGAGAGCGGAAGCATTGAACAAGATGCAGATGTTGTGATGTTTCCGTTTCGCCCGGCATACTATTCAGGTGAGAAGATGGAAGTTGAAGAAGCGGAGGTCATCATCGCAAAGAATCGTCACGGAGAATGTCACACCATCCCCACAACCTTCACAGGCAGTCGGACAATGTACGAGGAGAAGTTATGAACCACTACCAAGAAACCCACAACCTAAAGCAAGAAATACGCAGATTGCGTTTGACGATTCAGCAACTTCACACTTCTCACGCACAGGAGGTCAAGCGATTGAAGAATGAAATACTCCGACCACGCTGCGACATTAACGACATAGAAGCGGACTGGACGGATGCAATGAGAGTGGCTTGTCAAGTTTACGATGTCACCCCTGACCAAATCGTTTCTCACAATCGCAAACAACACATCTCCTATGCACGGCATCTATTTTGCTATTTATGTAGGAAGCATTTGAAGATGACCTTCGCTGGGGTTGGCAACATCCTTCATCGGGATCACTCATCCATCATTAACTCCGTCAATGTTTACACCGACCTAATTCAATATGACCGAATCACAAGTCAACATTATACGAAAGCACTTGCCCTATTGGGTGATTACTTGCAAGAAAGGACTCACGCAGAGCATCTCCATCTACAAGACGGAGGAGGAGTTGTTGAGGTGTAAGAAAAAATACGAAAAAGATGGTTATATTTGTAGTATTGAAAAGAAAATTTGAACAAAGCCGACATCATATTGGAACTATCCAAAGCTGATTGGCTCACCCAAGCAACGAGGAATATCGCCAAAGACCGAGAGTTGGCAAGGGAGTTGTATCAATTCTACTTTTTGACTTTACTTGAGAAACCTGATGAGCAAATTGAGAAAATATACAGGGACGGATACATCCAGTTTTGGTCAATCCGTCTCCTTTATTTGGCTATCAACGGCAACCGGCATCCCTTCGGTAACTCTCGCATATATGACCAGTACGATGTCTATGAGCTTGACTTCGCTGAAGAACCTGACCTACTCCTTGAGAGAGAGGAAGAAGAAACAATTGAACTTGAACGAATCAACAAAATAAACCAAGTCACCGAGTCAGCATATTTCTATGAGAAGGAACTTTTCAAGATGTGGTGTTCAGGAATGTCCGCAAGGGCGATCCATAGAAAGACCGACATCTCCGTCCGTGAAGTGTTGAGGGTGGTTAAACTAATGAAAGAACGATGCACACAGAAATAATTGGAATTGCTTGTTTGGCAATCATCATTGTGAACTTCGGCAAACCAGCCGACTTGTTAAAACGCTATCTCTACGGAAACGAATACCACAAATGGAAGCGAATGAAACCCCTTGACTGTGCTTTCTGCCTATCGTGGTGGTTGGGATTGTCCTTCTTTTTATACACCTACGGATGGGTGGGGATATTATACGCATCCATAGCAACGGTGATTGTCGCACTCCTTGAAACTAAACTATGAGCAATATAGAATTCATCCTATCCCTTCAACCACTCTTTGATAAGTGGAAGCAAACCCAAGTGTTCCAACCAACTGGAGAGGAAGCAAACAAACTAAACGCAGTCCATCGTGAAATCTTTGGACGCAACTTGCCGAACTGCTCTACCTGTGTGACGGAAGCATTGCACTCACTTTTGATATGGGCAAACCAACAACAAGAAGCCATCACCAAAGCACAACTTGCCGATGATGAGCAGAAACCAAAACGCAAACGGAAATGACAAACGATAAACAACAAACTGCAGTGGAGTGGTTTCACCAAAAAACTTGGGCTTTGAAAATTCAATTAGAAAAGGGTGAAATATCAATAGGTGAATATGCAAATACTTATGCTACTTTATATGAACAAGCCAAAGAAATGGAGAAAGAAAGAATTGAAACTGCATACAACAAAGGAACAGTTCATGGAATTGATTATCCTGAAAGTACACTACCAATAACTGGTGAACAATACTACAACGAAACCTACGGAGGAGGCAAGCAATGACATATGATGAATTAATGGCTGATACTGTATTTAAAATAGAGGAATACGAATCACGAAATAATAAAAAGCCGATTGGTATTTTAATGAATGAATCAACAAAAGACTTCATAATAAGGTCTGTTATTAAAGACTATGAATGTATTGTAAAAGTTGAAACATTTATGGGTATTAAAATATTCATTTCAAACGATTCAGGAATAGCCCAAGTAAATTTAGTAATTTAACATACGGAGGTAACAAATGAAACTATACACGCAACATCAATTGTTAAACACTGCTGAGGCAATCAAAAATTACTACGAGAATAATCCAGATACTGCACAAGAAATGGTAAAAAAACATCTTATGAATTTAGCACCAATCACCACAAAAAGAACTCTCATCATCTACAACACCAAAGAAACAACGGAAGAAGAAGCAAGGCATTTATTAGAGATTCTGAATTGTGATGATTCAACTTTATGGGATAACGCAGACCATTGCGGAGTACAAGTAATTGAAGTACCATTAGACAACGGAGGAGGTGAGCAATGAAAGCAATCATTGAATTCAACCTTGACGAAGAACGAGCAGAGTTTGACTTTGCCGTCAATGGGTCAAAATACCATTCAGTTATTTGGGACTTGGACAACCATCTGCGAGGATTAACAAAATATCCGCCGGATAATCAAAGCGAAGACACCTACAACGCATTGCAAGAGACAAGAGACAAACTGAGAGAATTGCTGAATGAGTACAATCTTGAGTTATGAAGAAACACACTATGGTATATTTCAATCACTTTGGTTATGACATAAGTGACTTCATCCCTTGTGAGGTGTGTGGTAAAACTGCCGTGGACATCCATCACATTGAACCAAGACAAATGGGAGGGAGTAAGGAAGCCGATGCGATTGAAAACCTGATGGCATTATGTCGTGAGGATCACATCAAGTTTGGAGATAGGAAACAATACAAGGAGTGGTTGAAATCCATTCACGAGCAAAGATTGTCAATGGTAAAATAACAGCGAAATAACAACGAGAGCAATGGCAAATGAACAGAACTTGAAACCATTCAAAAAAGGTGGGGATGAAAGGATAAATCTGCAAGGAAGACCGCAGAAACTCATCACACAAATGAAGGAGATTGGATACACCAAATCCCAAGTGGAAGATACGATGTTGTCTATGTTGTCGCTTGGGCGGAAAGAACTGGAGAAGATAGATCGTGGTGATGAATACACGATAATGGAACGCACAATTGCTGGTGCATTGTTGAAAGGTCACGACAAAAACTCATTGTTCAACTTGGAGATGTTGCTGACACGATCACAAGGCAAACCAAAAGAAACGATTGACCAAACGATAGAATCCAAGAATTTCACAATAACTTTGAATTTAGACAATGACAACTTATCTCGGTAACGGATGGGAGAATGAGTACGGACTCAACCTATCAATCAACATCAACAAATTAAACGAAGCCATCAAGAGTGGTGAACTGGTAGTTAATCAATACGGTGATGTTCGTGTGAACTGCAATCGGATGAAAGCAATACACGAGAAAAGCAAAGCAACCCACTCACTTTCAGTTCCCAAACCACGATGAAGAAAACTTGGAGGGGCTTGGATGTCTATCCGCCTATTGACGATGACCTGAAGTTAGTTCACACATCACAAGGAGAGTTCACACTTGCCCGGTACATTGACGAGATGTGGATTGACGAACATACCAACAGGTTGCTTGAGGTCGTGTACTGGATGCCTATACCAATTCTACCGAATGAATGAGAGTAATTCAGTCAGGACATATCGGTGATTTAATCTATTCCCTTTCTGCAACAAAGAGAGCATCCGAGTTGCACGGAGAAAAGATTGATTTTCACATCGGATTTCGTGAACCGAATGGAACACCGAATCATCCCGGTGGTGGGTATTGTATGAACCCAATCTCCTATGCTTACATCAAGCCATTGCTTGAGTTCCAACCATACATCCAAAGTGTGCAGATGAACTCTCACGCTGACATCGTGTATGACTTTGACAAATTCCGAAGGCACGAACTCAACTTGAGTGCTGGTGACTTGAGAAGAAACCACTTCTTTGTCTATCCCGAATTGACTTGTGACTTGACTCAACCTTGTGTGATTGCACCTGAACCAATTCAAGAGCTGAAGGACACAATCCTTTTGAATTTCAGTACACGCTATCGCAACAATGACATCAACTACAAATCGCTCAAGAATCACAAGTGCATTTTCTTTGGATACGAAGAGGAATATCACGCATTCTGCTCACGCCACCAGTTAGATTGTGAACACCTGAAGGTGAGAGATGCATTGGCTTTGGCACAGGTCATCAACTCGGTGAAGTTGGTGATTGGGAATCAGTCATCAACCTTTGCACTTGCAGAGCAAATGAAAGTCAAACGGATGCTTGAGTCCTATCATCATTGCCCGAATGTGATTCCGATGGGAGGAGTCGCTTATGATTACAACAAGAACTACACCTTTGAAAAAATACTAAATGAACTTATTGATATTAACTGACGGAATGAATGGTGTGGTTTATCACCGCATCTATACACCGCATCTTCGTTTGCAGTTGGACGGACAAGCAACAATTGATGTTTGCCAATCACAAGAGGAATGGATGACGGTTGACTTCTCCAAATATGACCTTGTTGTTTTCTCACGATGGTTGGGCAAATACCAATACGATGTTCTCAAGCGGATCGCTGATGCCGGGAAACCCTATGTCGTGGACATTGATGACTATTGGGTACTCCCCAAATATAATCCAGCGTATTGGGCATACAGGAAAGGAATCAAGACCGCCATCAAGGATGCAATCCACTATGCGGATGCAGTTATCACAACAACTCCAATGTTGGCGAAAGAGATACGCACCATCAACGAGAAGGTCTATGTTGTGCCAAACTGCTTGGACTTAACACACAACCAATGGTCGCAAGTTAAGGAGAAAAATGAGACGGTGAAGATTGGATGGGTGGGAGGAATTACACACGAGGAGGATTTGAAGCTCATCGCTGATGACATCAATGCGATGGATGTTGAGTTCTACATCGTTGGTTACACTCCGAGTGAGCATTGGAACAACATCGTCAAACTGATTCCAAAAGCCAAGATTGTGGAAGGCACAAGCGTGTGGGAATATGGAGAGGTTTACAAGCACTTTGACTTTGTACTTGCACCGCTTCAGGACAACCACTTCAATCAATGCAAGAGCGAGTTGAAGATTGTGGAGGCGGCAGCGTATAGCATCCCTATCATATGCTCTGCGGTGTTCCCTTACCTGTACCACACATCCAACGATGGAGTGATATTCACCAACAAAAACAATTGGAAAGCATCCATTGAAAAACTGATTCACGCTGGTCACTCGGTGAGACAATCTATGGGACGGAGCAACTTTGACTATTGCAACACCTATCACAATTTGGAACTGCACAACCTTACCCGGTTGTCGGTTTACGATAAACTATGCAAATAAACTACAAGCGACCATATGTCACCAGTTACCAACAAGCCATCCTTGATTGTGAGGAGAGGTTTACGATAACGGCAGCGTCTACCAAAACAGGCAAGACCGCATCGCACATCATATGGTTGTTTGAACAAGCTCTCAAGTGCAAGGATGGACAATCAGTTTGGTGGGTTGCTCCTGTATACCAACAAGCGGAGATTGCATTCCGAAGGATGAAGACACAAGTGAATGACCGTGACTTCTTCCAAAGCAACGAGACCAAGTTACTGCTCACCTTACCAACAGGATCACGCATTGAGTTCAAGTCGGGGGAGAAACCTGACAACCTGTATGGAGACGATGTGTATGCTGCAGTCATTGATGAGGCAAGTCGTATGCGTGAGGAGTCGTGGTATGCTATGCGTTCAACACTAACTGCCACACAAGGCAAGTGCAAGTTGATTGGGAATGTCAAAGGCAAAAAGAACTGGTTCTACAAGTTAGGGGAAAGGGCGAGGAGCGGAGAGAGTGACTATCGTTATTTCAAGATAACCGCTTACGATGCAGTCAAAGCCGGGATTCTTAAACTTGAGGAGGTGGAACAAGCAAAGCGTGACCTTCCTGAAAATGTATTCAATGAGTTGTATCTCGCAGAACCAGCGGATGACAAGACCAACCCTTTTGGAATTGACAACATTCGCAAATGCTACCGACCTGTCTCAAGGGGTACGGTTGTCGCTTGGGGAATTGACCTTGCAAAATACTCGGATTATACCGTCATCGTTGGATTGGATGCCAACAATCAATGTGCATATGTAGACCGATTCCAAGCGGATTGGGGCATCACACAAGATAGAATCATTCGGTTGATTGGAAACACTCCAGCGTTCATTGACTCAACAGGTGTGGGTGATCCTATTGTGGAGCAAATCCAAAGGGTATGCCAAAGAGTCAAGGGATTCAAGTTTACATCACAATCCAAGCAACAACTCATTGAGGGACTGGTTCTCTGCGTTCAGCAGAACTCGGTATTCTTTCCTGAAGAACCAATCGGAAGCGAGATGGAGAACTTTGAATTTGAATACACACGAACTGGTGTGAGATACACCGCACCGACAGGACTACACGATGACTGCGTTATGGCTCTCGCATTGGCGGTGGATTGCAAGTCACACAATAGACCGGGTACTTTTTACTTTGCCTAACTCGTTACAAATTGAAACGCTATGAAATGGAATAATATAACCATATACCAACTGCAAGAGATTCACTCTTGTCGTGATATGTCTCACATTGAGAAAACAATGAACACCCTTGCCATCGTCAAAGATTGGTCAATGGACAAGGTGGAGTCAATGCCGATTGATGAGCTGACAACCGAACTGAAGAAGTTGGAGTTCCTAAACACGCTACCAACCGACAAGGTGCGATTCTCATTCCGACATCGTGGAAGGCGTTGGAAGTTGGCAAAGACAACGAACGAGATTTGCGGACACCACTTCATTGAACTCCAGCAAGTATTCAACGGTGATATGATTGAGTCGCTCCACAAAGTGATGGCGTTGCTGACTTATGAGGTTGATTTGTTGGGACGCACAAAGAAGGTGACCGATGCACAAGCACACTACCAAGAGAAGTGTGAATTGTTTCTATCGCTTCCAGTTACCACCGCTTACTCCTATGCAGTTTTTTTTTCGGCAGTTTATCCCAAACTATTGGAAACTATCCTAACCTATTTGAAGGAGGAGATGAACCAATTGAAACGGGAAGCGTAAGTCCATTAGCGTGGTTGGAATTAGTTGACAAGATTGTCAAAGGGGATCGGACAAAATGGGACACCATCTTGCAAATGCCGTTGATTGAGTTCCTGAACACGATTGCATTCTACAAAGCAAAGACAAAAGAGAGGCAGAAACGATTGGAGCAGTCAGCAACAAAGGGATTCAACGCATATGTCGTGGCTTGTTTGAACGAGATGTTGTAACAAATTATTGGCAGTATTTGTTACAAATTGCCAAAATATAGGATTAGTGGCAAATGTTTGCATTCCCTATCGGGAAGATGTTGAAGGTGGTTCATTCAATCCCCTTGTTTTATACCGAGCGGTATTATACCCATACACATATAACTTGCCATAAAAGGGACTAAACTATATGCTTTTGCGTATTATATCGCACTTTATCGTTGGATAATTGTGACATTATCACAAAAATTCAACTTTAAAGTTGAATCTATCCGTCATAAACTAAACCTATAGGTTAACAATATATTGGTTAAACTACCCCAAAATCGGTGTAATTAACCATTGTATTATGCAATATGTGCATATTGGTGTGCATTTGGGACGCACAACCCTAACCGCTATTTTCTATCGTGGCACTATCTATCACACAACAACCAAACGAATACGCTCCAGCGTACAACGATACCAACTTTGTCATTACGGAGTCATCAGGTGGCATCTACACAAAGGACAATTTCAAGTTCATTGCAGAGGTCAAGCAAAGCACCACTTCACTTGCCAAGCTCAAAGCACCAATCTACTATGGCAGCACAAACAAGGGGGTGTTCAACATCGGACGCATCCTTGAGAATTATGTCACCTATGATTGGAACTTCAACGATAGTGCAGCAAGTGGTTGCACAAATTCAATTATGGATTACAAGGTGGAGTTTGGATATGAATACTCTGCATCTGCCACAGGAAGCGTCACCGAATACACCAACTTGACATCGGCAACTGGAAGCGTGTGGAATGCTGCACTCAATCCAATTGACTTGGTGAACTATGCTGGTCAATACACAATGGATGGCAATGGATTATTCTTGACTCCTATCCGAAGCAAGACGATTCACCGCACTCAAAAGGATTGGCTCTATGCTATCCGCAACACGGCAACAACTGCCCTTGTAACTTACTCGGACGCATCCACACAAACAATCAATCTACCATCAACAAAGGTGGTTCGCATTCCATCAGGAAGTCAATTGACAATACCGGGTGCAGCGACATATTACGACATCCAGTTAAAACTTGGAGGAACGGTTCTATCCGAAACCTACCGAGTCAACTTGATTGAGGAGTGTAGCAAATACGACACAACCGATTTGTTCTTCCTGAACTCATTAGGTGGGTTTGACTCATTCCGATTCAACCGGGTAAGGCGTGACAATTACGACATCCAGCGAAAGCAATTCAAGTCCAACCCATACACATTGGGTGCGACATACGGTTACACTACATCGGCATTCAAGCAAAAGACCTATGACACCAATATGACTCACAAGGTCAAGATGTTTAGTAACTGGATCACGGAAGAGCAATCCGAGTGGTTGCTTGACTTGTTTACATCTCCCGTTGTCTATGCTTACGATGGCACATTGGTGGCGGTGAACATAGACGCAACAACCTACGAAGTCAAGAAGCATATTCAAGACAATGCGTTCTTCATTGAAGTTGATATGAGTTATTCCTTTGAATCCAAGAGACAACGCCAATGATAGAAATTTATGTTGCCATCCCCACATCGTTGCTTGAAACGATTGAGGGCAGTTTTGAGAGTCGTGTTGTTGATGCTTTTGAAGAAGGTGAGGAATGCCGTATTTCAAAAGAGATTGCATTGGGTGGTAGTTGGGTTCAACGCAAACTTGACACCTACAACGATTTCAATGTCTTAATCAATCGCTCAATTGCAGACATCCGTGAACCTGACACAAGGTCATCGGATTGGACAAAGACAATTGAGTTGCCCGGTTCAAAGACAAACAACATCATCTTCTCGCATCTTTTTGAGGTAGAGCAAACCACAACTTCAGTCACACAATTTGCACCTACATTCAACCCAAATCTCAAAGCCGAGTGCATCATCTATGTAGATGGCATTGAGCAGTTGAGAGGGTTCTTGCGGTTGATTCAAATCCGTGTTGATGACTCCACACACATCACCTATGAGGTAACTTGTCACGGACAATCAGCGGACTTCTTTACGACCATCGCAGAACGCAAACTCAACCAATTAGATTTCAGCGAATACAACCACACCTTGTCAAGTGGCAACATCATTGACTCTTGGTCAAACCAAATCTACAAGAACGGAACGACACAAGCATTCGCATATGGCACAGGTTATATGTATGCGATGATAGACAAGGGACATCCGACAAACATCGCTTTGTGGGATACAAGTCAGTTCACTCCTTCGCTCTATGCAAAGACGGTTGTTGACAAAATCTTCACCAATGCTGGATTCACCTACACAAACGATTCCTTTTTCAACTCGGATAGGTTTAAGCGGTTGGTGTTACCAGCACCATCGGCATTGACGGCAAATGCTGCGACATTGGAGTCAAGAAGATTCCGAGCTTCTCGCACAACAACGGCACAATCCCTTGACCTGAACTCAATCCTTATATTCCAAAACGATTCCACAGGTGGGAACTTTGACAATGGTGGCAATTACAACAACACTACTGGTCGTTATACTGCACCCATTGGCGGACGATATGTGTTTGATGTTGACCTTTCAATCAACTACGCATCCACCGGGTATGCACCTGTATTTCAAGAGGACATACACTTGGTGTTTGGATTGTATGTTGACGGAGTATTGAAGCAAACAAGCACGGTCACCGTTGACTTCGGATCACCAGCATTCCAAGTGGGATTGTACTTCTCACCTTTGGCGGTCTTTACAGGCAATGTGTTGGATGTGAGATTGGCACAAGTTTATGACGATGCAAACAATTACAATTTGACCAATGCACAATTCTCTTTGGACATCGGAGTGGATTCGTTTATTGAGAGCAATCAATCAGCGTACACATACGGACTTGGAGAGACGGTTGACTTCTCTGCATTCCTAAACTCCGAAGTCAAGCAAAGCGAGATGTTTATGTCGTTTGTTAAGATGTTCAATTTGTACATTGAACCTGACAAAGACAATCCAAAGAATCTGCGTTGCGTTCCACGAGATGAGTTCTATACTGGAGATAATGTTGATTGGACTGCTAAATTGGACTATTCTCAACCTGTTGAGATTGTTCCTATGGGAGAACTTGAAGCCAACCCATATGTCCTACAATACAAAGAGGGCAAGGACGAAGCCAATGTCTTGTATCAGGAATCGTATCAAACAACATACGGAAGTCGCACATACAAGGTTGACAACCAGTTTATCAAGAATGAGAAAAAGATTCAAATTGCTTTTGCACCTACGCAGATAAACTCGTACAACAACCAAAAGAACTTTGTCTTGTCGTATGTCCCCAATTATCAAGATGGTGACTTGCGGTTATTGTATTTTGGTGGTGTTGTTAGTGGAGTCAATTGGAAGTTCTACGCACAATATGCGGGTGTTGGTTTGAACTATACAAATCAATTCTCAATCCCATTGACCATTCACTTGGACTCAATCAGCAATCCCACTTATGACATTCTTTTTGGAATGCCGAGAGAGATTGGTGTAGGTGCGGGGTATAAGTACACCAATGCAAACCTTGTTAATAATTACTACTATCGTTTCTTGAGTGAGATTACAGGATCAAACTCCAAGATATTAAGAGCATACTTCCGCATAACCCCAAAGGATTGGCTGAACTTGTCATTCTCGGATGCTTACTTCTTTGAAGGGCAGTATTGGAGATTGAATCAAATCACCGATTACAACCCAATTGAGGATGGGGTGTATTTGTGCGAGTTCTTGCTTCAGCAATTTATTGAACCAGCATCAATAGTTCAAAAGACAATCGGTGCGGGAACTGCGGGGCAAACCGATGCGGAATCCGACATCTATCCCGGTGGAAATATACCAATCAAACCCGGCATCAAAGGTGTGACGGTTGGTGTAAGTCAAGGAGGAGGAGGTATAATTCAGGGAGATGGCATTGTGCAGAACAACAATCTTACCGATACATTTGCGGTTGTTTCCAAAAACACAACCTTCCAAGCGGGAACGGATGGGAGTGCTGCGATATTGTGTGATGACTTTGCAGTCACTAAACCTGACACACTCTATCTTGGCAATTACGAGATGTATCCATCATTCTTGAGTGGAGGTGCAGTTAAGACGGTAACAACTACAACAAGCGTGACCAAAGACGATTGGTTGTTCCTGTGTGATGCGACCGCTGGAGCGTTCACCGTGACTCTTCCCGATCCATCAGGATTGAGTGGAAAGCATTGGGTGTTTCTCAAAACAAATTCAGCACATTCAATTACGATTGCAACGGCAACCGCTGCGACAATAAACGGAGCAGACGATGAGGTCATCAACAACCATTGGGAAAAGAAATGGATTGTGTGTGATGGAACAAATTATTTTGTAATAGGTAACGGATAAGATATGGCACTAACGGCAGCGATAGACCTAACGGTCAAAAAACCTGACTTCAAGTCAATGAAGTCGGAGATTAAGGAACTAACCATCCAAGCACAACAGGCGGTGATGCAGTTTGGCGAGTTTTCTCCCGAAGCAATAAGGGCAGAACAAGCACTTGCACAAGCTCGTGACCGAATGGATGACTTCAACGACCGAGTTGCAGCAGTAAACCCCGACAAGTTTGCTCAAATCAATACGGTTGTTCAAGGAGTTGCTCGTGGATTCCAAGCAGCACAAGGGGCAATGGCTCTCTTTGGTAGTGAAAGCGAGGACTTGCAAAAGACAATGGTCAAGTTGCAAGGTGCGATGGCATTGGCTGAAGGACTTGAGGGACTTGGAAAGGTTCAACAACAATTTGGGGCATTGGCAAACACAATCAAAAGTCGTGTTGTGACTGCATTCAGCACATTGAGAGGTGCAATTATTGCAACTGGAATTGGTGCTTTGGCGGTTGCATTGGGCTTTGTGGTGGCAAACTTTGAGAAGGTCAGTCAAGCCGTGTTGAAATTAATTCCCGGACTTGCACAAGTTGGAAAGATTATCGGTAATTTGGTGCAACAATTTACGGATTTCATTGGTGTGACTTCAGCAGCGGAACGCTCATACAAGGCATTCTCCAAATCAATCACCACAACCAACGAGGACATTCAAGGTCAAATTGACTTGCTTTCCGTTCAAGGCAACAAGGAACTTGAAATCTTTGAACTGCGAAAAAAAATCATCAATAACCAGTTGGCATTGATTGCAAAGAGAAAAGAGACAGGTGTAAAATTGACAGAGGATGAATTGGAGGAAGAAGCAAGATTGTATCGTGAGCTGAATAACAAATTGAAGGTGACCGATGCAGAGCGTGACAAATATGTAGCAGACAAAGAGAAGGAAGCCGAAGCCAAACGCAAAGAACATCGGAAGAGATTGCAAGACATAGACAATCAAATTGAGGACGAGAAACTGAAGAAAAGAATCACCAATACTGAAGATGAATTTAAGAGATTAGGTGCAGAACAAGTTGCTCAAATCACTCAATTATCACGATGGTATGCCGAGCAAATTGCTATGGCTGAAGGCAATGAAGAGGAGATTCAAAAGATTGACAAATTGTATGCAGAGAAGGCACTTGCAAACGAGGCAGAGTTCAACCAAAAAAGAATTGAGCTGAATAGAAAAGCGGATCAACAAATAATGGATGCAAAGTTGTCAATGGCAAAAAGCACCGTTGATGGCTTGACTTCGTTGAATACCATCCTAACTAACGAGGAGAAGAAGAGAGAGAACATTCAAAAGGGTATCGCATTGGTTGAGATTGCAATTGATAGTGCGGTGGCGTTTTCAGGTTTGAATGCGGAATCTGCTCAAGCATCTGCAAAGGTTGCGGGTATTCTTGGACCAGCAACTCCCATCTTCACCGCTGCATACTATGCACAAGGTGTTGCAAGAATCTTGGCGAATGTCGCAAGAGCAAAACAATTGTTGTCAGGAAGTAGTGCATCACAAGGTGGTTTAACTGGAGGCACTCCCATATCAATTAACCCAACAAGTATCACTTCATCATCCCTTCCAAGTGAAACAGGAATTGGATTTTCGCAGAGAGTATTTGTGACCGAAGGGGACATAACTCGCACACAAGCAAGAGTCGGAAACACCAAAAGAGTATCCGTTGTGAAATAACGCTATTTGAATACGATGAAACTACCAGTTTACAAATTAGACATCAACGAATGGGACGAAGAGACCGGCATTGAGTTCGTCTCTCTCGTGGAATCTCCAGCAATACAAAAAGATTTCCTCGCATTCAGCGAAACACCTATCAAGTTTGCCATCCAAGACGAGGAGAAAAGAATCGTTACTGGAGCAGCGATGATTGCTGACCTACCCATCTATCGCAGAGACGATGTGCGTGGTGAATACTATGTGGTATTTGACAAGGAGAGCATCTTCAAGATTGCAAAGAAATGGGCAAGGGGCAACAAGTACGATGCAGTCAACACTCATCACCGCACTCCGATAATGGATGGCGTGAGCTTGTTTGAATCATACATCATTGACCGGGAGAGAGGCGTGATGCCACCGAAGGGATTTGATGAGGTTGCTGACGGATCGTGGTTTGTTTCCTACCTTGTAGACAATGACGATGTATGGGCAAGAGTCAAAGAGGGTGAGTTCAAAGGGTTCTCGGTTGAGGGCGTTTTTGATTTCCCTGAAGAGAAAGATGAACAAATACTTGAGGCATTGAAAGAAGTCCTTTCCAAGTGGAATGGCAAGTAAAATTGCAACACCGAAACATAAACTCTAATTTTATACAAATGAACGCAAAAGAAACATTGAAAGAAATCCGCACGATGTTGGGATTTTCGGACGAAGAAACCAAAGTGGAGATGGCAACTGCCACCTTGACTGATGGAACGGTAATTAGTTATGACGGTGAATTGGCAATCGGTACTGCCATCTTCGTTCAAACCGCTGAAGGTGACATTCCAGCACCTGACGCAACTCACGAAGTTGAAGGTGGTTTGTTGGTTACAACTGAAGGTGGTTTCGTTACTGAAATCGTTGAACCCGAAATTGAAATTGAAATTGAAGCCGAAGAGTTCGCAACCGTATCTGCATTCAATGATGTTGTTTCCAAGTTGGAATCTGCCATCGCTGAATTGTCTGCAAAGGTTGAGTCATTGACTGCATCAAACATCAAACACAAAGAAGCTATGAGCAAAGCGATTGACCTGATTGAAAAGGTTGCTGACTTGCCAAGCGAAGAACCCTTGAAAGCACCTGTGTCTACAAAAAAGAACGACCGCTTTGAAGCACTTAAAAAATTCAAAAACTCTATAAACAAATAAAACTATGTCATTTTCAGTAGGATCACTCGCTAACTACACCAACGAACAGTCAACTGATTTGTTGGTTAAAGCATTGTTCGGAAGCAAAACTTCTTCAACTTTGCAATCTGCTAACCAAGTTCAGGTAGGTGTTAAATCAGCATCTGCTTTGAACATTCTTGCTTCAACCGTTTTCTTCCAAGCCGATGGTTGTGGTTACAATCCAAGTGGAACAACTGCCTTCACTCAACGCAATATCACCGTTGGTGCAGTAAAAGTTGAAGAAACTTTGTGTCCAAAAACTTTGGAAGCCAAATGGATGCAAACCCAAATTATGCCCGGTTCACCAACAATGATTCCTTTTGAAGAGCAAGTCGGTGCTGAAAAAGCTGCCGTTATTGCACAAACTTTGGAAACTGCATTGTGGCAAGGTGACACCGCAAGTGGTAACCCTAACTTGAGCCGTTTTGATGGTTTCAACAAAATCATCGCTGCTGCTTCTCCAGTATTGGCTAACTCTGCACCAACTGCTTTTGCTTCTATCACCGCTGCAAACATTGATGACATCTTGGATCAAGTGTACGCTAACATCCCCGCTGCCGTTGCAGAGAAGGATGACTTGGTTTGCTTCTTGGGAATTGATGCTTACAAGTTGATGTTGGTTAACTTGAAGAATGCAAACTTGTTCCATTATGTTGCAGATGCTGCACAAACTATGGAGATGGTTTATCCCGGTACAAATATGAAGTTGATTGCCGTAGGTGGTTTGAACGGAACAAGCAAGATTGTTGCTGGTTCTTTGTCAAACTTCTTTATGGGAACTGACTTGATTGACGAGCAAGAAGAAGTGAAGATGTGGTACTCTATTGATAACGATGAAGTACGAGTTCGTTTCACTTTCAAAGCTGGTGTTCAGGTTGCTTTCCCCGGAGAAATCGTTTACTTCACCCTTTAATCCATTAAGATATGCCTTGTTTACTTACTTCAGGATTTGCCCTTGACTGCAAAGATGCAGTTGGAGGCATCAAAAGCATCCACTTGATTAACTGGGCAACTTCAGGATTCACCGTTGCAAGTGGAGAAGTTACCGCAACAAGCGTTGCAAGTGGTAGCGTGTATACTTACGAACTTCCAAAAGCAACTGGATCAATGGTAATCACCACAAATGTGAGTGTAGAGAATGGCACATCCTTCAACCAGTCGGATGTTGCTTTCAAACTTCGCAGATTGTCAACCACCAAAAGAAATGAAATGAAATTGTTGGCACAGGGCAGATGTTTCTGCATCGTGAAAAACAACAACGATGAGTATTTCTTGGTCGGTAAGGAGTACGGATGTGATGTGACCGCTATGGTTGCCAACACCGGTACTGCGATGGGTGATTCAAATGGATATGAGGTTACCTTGTCAGCGATTGAAGCGGAAGCCCCTTACAAATTACAGGCATCAGTTGTTACCAGTTTAGGTATCTAATTGATTCGTGTTTTCATAGGAGAAAGAGGGAGGGCAATTGCTCTCCCTTTTTTGTTACATAAATTTCGCATCGCTATTTTGTATAGATGTTGGTAATTAACAAAGGGCAGACAAAGAATTGGTATTTAACATTGACGGAGAAGGCAAGTGCTGCATCCTATGTGTTTACATTTACTCATCGCCAAACCGAGACCATCGTCACAAGAACATTGACGGACATATCTGCACACAAAGAGCGATACAATCAATTTCAGTTCATTGAAGGCACTACTGCAACCCTTTTGGAGGGAGAACACGAATATAGTGTTTCAACTGCTGGAGGCGTATTGTGTGAGATAGGTCTTTTGAAAGTTCAAAAGTCATTCACCGAGAATGAATACAACCCAACACTAAACGAAAAAATCTACATACAATGAGCAATTCAACAAGCATCATCGCTGGTGGCGATGGATTCAAGTATCACGCAACTGGAACTGTGACCGCAGTCGGTTATTCAGCTCTTGTGGTTCAAGAGGACACCGTGTTCACATCTTTTTCCGTTGACGGTACAAATGTACTTTCAGCACGAGGATTGAGTGCAGTCACTTTGCAACAAGGTGCGTATCTTCCCGCTGGTGGTTCTTCAAAAATCACAGGGTTCATCATCTCTTCAGGATCGGTAATCGGCTACTAAAATGATAGGCATCGGAATTGGCACACGAAGTCGCCTATACAAAGGACAAGGATGGGACATTGTGCAAGGTTACAAGGCACGAATCACAACCGATGGTGGCTATTATGAAGGTATCTCTTGTCTATTGCGTAAACTGAACAACTTATGAGCAACTTATTAAGTCAAGCATCGCTTGTAATGATACCAAGCGGATACAAAGAGGATGTTGTTTATTCTCAAATTCCCACAAACGGCTCGGGCGATTTGTCATTCACCCGAGCATCCAACGGAACCCGTGTAAATAGTGCGGGGTTGGTTGAGGATTGCCCGTGGAATTTGTTGCAAGAATCAGAAACTTTTGATTCAGCAACTTGGACAAAAACAGGGGGCGCATCAATTACTGCAAACAATACAACCGCACCCAATGGGACATTAACTGCCGACAGAATAAATTTAGCGGCGTCAATTTATTCAGGCGCATATCAATTTATTAATCAACCAAATGGTGTTTACGCAAATAGCATTTATGCAAAAGCGGGGACATTTAATTATTTATTTGTTTTAATTAACGGGTCAAGCGGTTATTATGTTTGGTTCAATCTAGCAACGGGGACAATTGGCTCAAAAGGTGCAAATATGGAGGGAACAATTGAAAGCGTTGGCGATGGTTGGTATAGATGTACGGTGTCAAGAATTTTGAATAATGACACAAATAATTATCATCAATTTGGGTTTAGTAATGCCGAAGATTATACACCAGCCACAACGGGAACGGCATATATTTGGGGCGCACAAACCAACATAGGCTCAACCGCCAAACCCTATTTCCCCACAACCGACAGATTAAATGTTCCACGATTAACCTACCAAAATGGGGGCGGGGGATGTCCGAGTTTGTTGTTGGAGAAGCAGAGTACGAATATTTTGACATATTCCGAAGATTTTAGTAACGCGGCGTGGACTAAATCAAATGCCACTATTACGGCAAATGCTACAACCTCACCCGATGGCACACAGAATGCGGATAAATTAGTTGAAAACACTTCAACGGGTGAACATTATATTATTAGAGTTAGCGCAACATCAACCATTGGAGTAGCGTATACATTGAGTTGGTATATGAAGGCGGGAGAAAGAAATGCCGTTTCGCTGTATAATTACTCAATGAATAATTTGACAGCAATTTTTAACGCAAATACGGGAGTAGCAACCTATGTAAGCGGGGGTACAAGTTATTCGGTTAGTATGGAAAGCGTGGGGAACGGATGGTATAGGTGTATTGCAACAAGCAACGCAAGTGACACCAACCAGGATTTTGCTTTGCGATTAGTTCAAAGCGGAACGACAATAAATTATACGGGTGACGGGACAAGCGGTATTTACATTTGGGGCGCACAATTAGAAGCCTCATCTTACCCCACATCCTACATACCAACAACCTCAGCAAGTGCCACAAGGGTGGCGGATGCTATTGGAAACCAAACAACTTCAATCGCCCAAGCGTTTACCGACAACACTAAGGGAACAATCTTTTTTGACTTAAAAAACATAAAATTTCAAGGAGGTG